AGTGGCAGGCAGCGGCATGGCGTCTTGAACGGCGTGTGCCGTTGCGTTGGGGCAGGAGGGATTTTGTTCAAGCGCAGCATGTTGGCCCTGATGGCGGTCCTATTCAGGTCGAAGGCGGCGAGCTCCCGTTCAAGTTGGAAAGGGTTCGGGAAGCGTATCTGGAGCTGTTACGCCGCGAAATCGAGATGCGCGAGCATCCGCTAAAGGATGGAGATGGGTCCGAAGTCCAAAAACAGCCTGATTACGAGGCGGGCGGAACTGGACCCGGCCATAGCTCGTGCTGAGGCATGGCGGGACCTGCTGTTCACTGTGCTTCTGTGCGACCCCAAATACCATCCTGGCAGGTTGCACCGGCACTTGCCCGCCTTCCTGCAGCGAGTTGCATCCGGCGAAATACGGCGGCTGATCGTGACGGTGCCGCCGCAGCACGGTAAAAGTCGGCTTGTTGCTGTCGAATTTCCGGCATGGCTACTTGGCCGAGCCAAGACTACCCGAATAGTGGTGGCCAGTTACGCCAAGGACCTCAGTCATCGGCACAGCCGAATGACGCGCGACAGGATAATGAGCGACGAGCATGTATGGCTGTTCAATACAAAGCTCGACCCGGCCAATCAAAGCGTTGACAACTGGTCGGTTGTTGGTGGCGGGACATACAAAGCGGTTGGTATTGGCAGCTCGCTCACTGGCCATCCTGCCGACCTTCTCATTATTGATGATCCACACAAGGATTTTGCCGAGGCAACGAGCGCCGCAGCGCGCGAGAACGTGTGGGACTGGTACCGATCCGTTGCCTACACTCGGCTTGCGCCGTGGGGGTCAATAATCGTGATAATGACGCGATGGCACGTGGACGACCTTGTGGGCCGGCTTACCGACCCGCAGCGAATGGCCGAGATTGAAGCGGCTGGCGTGCGGGACGAGACATGGACGGTGGTTAACTTGCCTGCAATTGCCGAGGAAAACGACCCGATTGGCCGGAAACCGGGCGAGGCGCTCTGGCCTGAATACTACTCGATTGAGCGGCTCAAGGCGATCAAGCAGACAACCGGTACGTACATCTGGTCGGCGCTGTACTGTGGCAGGCCGATGGCACGCGGCGGCAATATCATCCGCGTTGACAAGATCAAAATCATCCCGCCGGAGCTCGTTCCCGAGGGCGTACGGTGGACAAGGTTCTGGGACTTGGCAGCTACCGAGGCCCGCACGACCGGACCCGATCCCGACATGACGGCCGGGGCAAAGGTCGGTATTGACAGGGATGGCAACTGCTACGTTGCGAACATCGTGACCGGTCGTTGGTGGTGGCCGCAGGCGCGGGAACGAATCAGAGCCATTGCCGAGGCAGAACGAATCCTCGTGGGCGTGGAGGCGCAAGGCGGGTTCGAGACGGCCTACTCGAACCTTCGCGAAGTTCTCCCGCCGGACATCAAGTCAATCCCGGTCCGCGTTGAAACAGACAAGCTGACTCGCGCGCTTCCTTGGATTGCGCTTGCGGAAGCTGGCAAATTCTTTCTCGTCAGCGGCGATTGGAACGTTGAGTTCATTCGGCAGGCCGAGGAGTTCCCGGCTGGCAAACACGATGACATGATTGACGCCGTGAGTGGCGGATACGCATTACTGACCCGGACCCGAAAGATCATGGTTGCGTAGCCATAAGGCGCGATCGATGGCGTAAGCGCCAGGCAGCAAACCGGCCTTGAAAATGGACCTGCGGAGCGCAAGAGTAACGTTATGTTTCGGAAACTTCTGCGCAGGCTCAAGTCGAACCAGACCACCTCGATCCTGATGGCGATGCAGACAAACTTCGAGGGACTCTCGGATTACGCATCGTATCTGTCGGCAGCGTGTGGCAAGCTGTGGGCAACGTGGCGCGCACTGGACATCGTATCGAACGCGGTTGCGTCAACTCCGTTCACAATTCAAGGCCCGGACGGGCCCGTCAAATCGCTGCCCAAGGACCTCGACAGGCTGTTGCGGTACCCGAATCAAAAGGAGACCCTGAGCGACTTCCTGTACCGGCTTACGTTCCATCTCAAGGCTACGGGCAACGCATACGCTTACAAGGCCGAGGCGACATTGGACGGCGAGCGCCCTCGCGAACTCTGGCTGCTGAACCCGCGCAAAGTGCGCATTGCCGTCGATAGCGCTACCGGCAAGCTCACCGGATACACTTACAGGCGCGATGACGGCACGATCATCCCGTTCGAGCCTGAAGAAATCATTCACTGGTTCAAGCCGCACCCGAACAACGACTACTACGGCCTCGGGGAGATTGAAGCAGGCGAGCAGATGCTTCAAGAGGTCCTAAACCATGATGTGTGGCAACGCGCATTCTGGAAGAACGGCGCTGCACCAAGCGGAATCTTGATCTGCGAGGATGCCGTAACGGATGAGGAAGAGTGGGAATTGGCCAAGGCGCGCTGGCAGGCACAGTACGGCGGGTCCGAAAAAGCCGGTAAAACGGCATGGCTCAGCGGCAAATGGCGGTACGAACGGCTCGGCCTTTCGGTGCAAGAAATGCAGGACATCGAACGCAGCCGTCTTTCAATCGAGAACATTTACACCTTGCATGGCGTGCCGCTCTCGGTAGTTGGAATTCGCGAGGCAGCCAACTACGCAACTGCAGAGATTGACGATGAACGGTTTCGGACCTATACGGTAAAGCCGCTCCTAACATGCATTGGGGACACGTTAACGACCGACCTGCTAACCGGCTACGGCAGTTACCGGTTTGTGTTCCAGCCGATGACGGTCATCCAGGCCCAGGTCGTCATGTCAGTCGCAACCGCATTTGACCGCGGCCTGATCAGCATCAACGAGGCGCGCGCCGCGCTCGGACTGCCTACGGACCCCGACAATCCGGCATGGAATCAACACTACATCACCGCAGGGCTCGTGCCGCTTGAGTTGTCGGGCGTGTCCTTGATTTCCACCGGAGCAGAGCGGGCTGCTGAACAAATGGTGCGTGACTTTGCCACATCTGCACTGCGCGAGGTGGCGGTGTTGCGCCGGAACGGCGACGGCGAATTCGGATTTCGCCGAGACTAAACCTGAAAACAGCCATGGAGTTGTAATATGTCCGAACATGACGACATTCTTGAACAGGAAGAGAGCCTTGTAGGAGAAACCGTGCTCGAAGTCGGGCCAGCCGAACCTACGTTTGCTTCGATCGAGGACGAGGACGACCGCGTCCTGCAACAGCCTGGTGAGAACGGTGCCGATGACAATGGCGCTACTCGGACGGGGACGAGTCCGGCTGGCAAGCGGACTGCCTTCGCGTGGACAAGGGAGCGCGCTATGGCGCGAACGCTGCCGACTCCCAGAGCCGAACCACGCCAAATTGCACAGGCGTGATCCAACATTCGTAATGCGAGTGGCTTGTGCGGTCAGGGTGTTTCCTGCACCAGCATGATGAGCGCCTGCACAACCGTTGAGCGCCGAAAACGCACGCAAGCCGTGCCGCAAAACCGGTCTGCGGACAGAAACCTTTACACTGGATTGCCGCGCAGCACGTGGAACGCTACTCGATTCGCCCGCGAGGGCGAACGACTGATCATGACCTTTTTCCGCGGGGGTAAAATCGTCATGCGGACCGCAGAAGCGCAGCTCAGGACAAGGCTGCAGAAAGTTTACGGGGCGCTGGTCAAGCGAGTCCCGAACATCATTGGCAAGACCGCCAAGCATGTTATTGAACCCCAAGGCCTCGGAATTGATCCCGGCACGCTGGAGTTCATCTGGCGGGAAGCGATTCAGGCTGAACTCGAGCAGGCTGGATTTGCTGTAGAAGCAGCCGTAAGGCATACGACTGATGAGACGTTTGACCTCGGACGGGACTTTTGTTTGAGGACTCTGGGTCTCGAAGACGAGGGCTTGCGTCGCTCCGTGGCCCGCAACAGCGCCGAGCTTGCGCAGCGCATAACCGGCATCAACGAATCAACGCGAGACCAAGTCCTCAAGCTCCTGCGAGACGCGATCAAGGAGAGCGATACCGTCGTTCAGGTGGCTGACAAGCTTCGTGCCGGGCTCCGAAACTGGAGCGAAACCAAGGTAAGAACCGTTGCACGAACCGAGACGATGCTCGCGTGGAACGAAGCGACTGCGAAAGCAATGGCCGCAAGCGGCGTGGTGACGCACGTATCCGTCCTTGGCTGCGAATCGCGTGAGGAAGAACGGTGGGGACAGCCGTCCTATCAGCAGTTCATGTATCGCGGTGAGAGCACGTGCAATATCAGAGACGTGCCTGTGCAGGATGCGCCCAAGCTCAGGTTTCACCCGAACCACACCGGTTGCATGGTGCCAAGCCGTGTCCGATCCGTCGAGGGCGAGCAGGTTGACCTCGGCCAAGGCCAAGAAAACATTGCGCCGAGACCTGATCCACGACCGGACTTCGTCGAGGTCGCGCCGGACCTGCCGGGCCTGGCTGAGATAGAACAACGGGCTTCTCAGCTTGACCCTGCGATCTTCGAGCGAATGGAACAGGTCGCGCGCCGCCACGGCATGACGGTAAGCGAATACCAAGAGACGCTTGAACGGGCATTGGCGCGGCGAACTGCAGTGAGCTCAATCTACATCAGAATCAAGGATGAAAACGTTCTGGATCGGATATTGCAGGAAGGCTACAAGCCCAGCCTGTCAACGGACGCATCCTACCGGGAACGGCGCATCATGGTCGAGGAACGGGCAATTGGCGTTCCAAGAAACGCGCCGGAGACCCAAAGGCCGATCTACGGCTATCTTGACCCGGACAGGATGGCTTCAATCCGAAAATATACCACCGTGGGCGCATACGGCAAAGTCGCGCTTGAGCTCAAGGATGACGTGCGCAGATACTGCACGATGACCCTCGGCGACTCGTTCCGGTCGTGGGAGTACAGGTACGGAGCATATCGCCAGCTGATGATAGCATCCCCGGTCAACCAGCCGCGTTGGTTCAGTGCAACATCCTTGATGCGCTATGGCGATCCGCTAACGGACCTGCTAAGGGGTGAACTGGGGGTCGAAGCGCAACACGACTACTGGGAAGTACAGATTCACAAGCCGGTAACGGCAAAAGACATTCGGCGGGTAATTTTTCCAGACCACACTCCACCGTCGGCGCAGATTGTGGAAAAACTCAATTCACTCGGTATCGAGGTTCAGATAGCGGAAAACGCAGATGCATAGCGGAATCCACATCAAAAACATGCGAATCGTGGCCGGAGATGAGCACTCATATCTTGTCGCATTCGGCAACGGCTTGGCGATCGGCGTAGTCGAGTCTCCGACCGGATGGCGACCTCTGGTCCCGGGCCCGGCTGAATCGGTAGCAAGAAGCGGTTTTATGTGGCCTGCGCTCAAACAGGAACCCGACAAGGAAACGCGCCGCGCTGTTTTGGACGCTGCGTATGTGGGGGTTATCAAGGCGCTTGCGATTTGGCCTCCAGGAGGCCGAAACACACCGGATTGGCTGTGGGAGAGAATGTAAGCTTTCATGGCCACGTTCCGCTTGCGTTTCCAACTGGCCCGTGCGAGTAGGATGCCATGTTGCGGGTCGTTCGCACAAAGAGTGCCCCGGTGCAGAGGACGAAAATGATGCACTGGCAGGCTCTGATTGACATCACAGGCGAGGGCAGGAAGAAGTGGACCCCTGTGACCTCGAACGGAACCGTTGTGGACTACAGGGACGTGACCATTAACGGCTATCTGTCCACGTTCGGCAATATTGACCGGGACGGCGAGACTGTTCGTCCTGGCGCATTTGCCGACTCGCTGCAGAAGTTCATGGCCAACCCGGTGCTGCTGATCAATCATGAGAACGACGTGCGAAGCCTGGCCGGGGTATTCACGAAAGCGGTCGAAGACGACAACGGATTATACGTTGAGGCGCTGCTGAGCAACGCCCCGGGGAATACCGACACGAGGTGGAAGGTAGTCGAGGGTATCCTGCGGTCGCTTAGCATGGGTGGAATTTTTCATTATGCCGAAGATGGCCGCACAATCGTGCGCGTCGATCTCTGGGAAGGCTCGCTTGTAGCGGTGCCTGCGAACCCGCGTGCGACGATTTCGGTGCGTTCGCTGACCACCGAAGAAGAACACAGAGCAATGGCGTTCAAGATGACCGGCACCGGTTGAGTTTGCCCGAGCAGGCGCTCGGGACGTGGGCTGGAACGAAACGAAACGCTTGGACCCGAACTAACACGAAACGTCTATGGAAGGAAAAGCCGATACCATCAAGGGAAACGCTCAAAATGCGGCTGGCGGCGAGCCACAAAAGCCAACTGCCAATGAGCTAACCGCAGACGAAGTCAAGAGCCTCATTGCCGAGGCCGTCAAGGCAAGCGTCGGTGAGGTACTCAACCAAACCGACAAGCGCATCTCTGAGGCCGTTACCGAGGCCGTCCAAAAGGCGGTCTCGGCCAAGCCTGCAGAGACAGTGACTGCAGACGAAGTGCGCAAGCTGGCTGAAGAGGCAGCGAAACGCGCGCTTGCTCAAACCCGTTCTGAGGCGAAGCCGGTAGCTGATCCGTCCGATGCTACCCGCGAGGTCATCGAGATACCCGTGTCATGGTGCAAGGGCAACCTGCCGTTGCACGGCAAGCAGTTGCTGAACATCATTACCCGGCGCCCGATGAACGAGGGCATCTCCGAGGACGTCATTCGCAAGGGCGAGAAAATCGGTGACGCGATGATCTCGCGCATGCAGTACGGCCTGAAGGCCCTGACATCGACCGCGCAAGGGGCTGGCGATGAGCTCGTGCCGGCCGATCTGTCTGCTGAGCTTCAGCGGCGCATGTACCTTGCGAGCAAGTTGTATGCGCTTCTTGCACCGTACGAGGTAGCAATGCCGACTCAGCCGTACACCATGCCGCTCTCAACCACCCGGCCAACGTTCTACTACGAGAGCACCGAGGGTCAGGCTGGCACAGAAAGCACACCTGGCACCGGGCTTGTGACGCTTGACGCGAAAAAGTTCATGGCGAAAGTGACGTTCAGCTATGAGCTCACCGAGGACGCAGTCATACCGGTCTTGCCGTGGATCGAACGGCTGCTTGCTGAAGCCGCTGCTGACTGTTTCGAGGCCGCCATGCTCAACGGCGATACCGCCCAGACGCACATGGATTCCGACATCAACGCGATTCCGAAGGCTGCCGAAAAGGCTTTCAACGGCTTCCGCAAATACGCCTTGGCCCAAGCCGAAACGAAGATGGACCTCTCGACCGGCGGCATATCCGCCGCGAATCTGCGGGCATTGCTGAAGCTGATGAAGAAATACGCGCTTAACCCGCGCGATTGCCTGCTAATCTGCGGTATCGCTGGCAAGAACGACCTGTTGGCGCTGCCTGAAGTCATGACTGCTGACAAGGCTGGCACGAGCGCAACGTTGTTCGGGGCTCCGCTCGAAACGATCTGGGGAGTGCCGATTGTCGAGAGCGCCCGCTGCCGCGAGGACCTGAACGCGAACGGCGTCTATGACGGGACGACAAAGACCAAGGGTTCGATCCTGTTCGTGAACAGGAGCCAGTTCATTATCGGACGCAAGCGCGACTTCATGGTGGAGACGGTGCGCGACGTTGATTACCAAGTGACAAAAGTTGTCGCGAGCTTCCGGCGCGGCCTTTCGCCGCTTGAAACGCCGAGTGCATCGGTCCCGTCACTGGCGATCGGCTACAACTATACGGCTTGAGAATGAGCAATGCGCCGGCAGGCCGCGCGTAGGCTTCCGGCGCTGGTGAAATGGGCCAGCCGGTTAACGCCGGTTGGCCCTAACCGGAACATGTAGCATGGGAACACCGAAGGAACTGAAGAACGACCGTCAGACCGTCGTAATACAGGTCGAGCTCGACGACCAAGCGAAGACGGACTCGAACGTGACAGAGTTTGTGATCGGCGAGGCGCTTACAAGGAAAATCTACATCACGACCAAGGTCGTCACAGGTGATGTCGGGCCCGGCGAAGGGAAAACCTTGACTGTGAACGCCTACTGGAGCGATGAAAAGGTGTCCGAGGATGACGCGCCGACTGCGCTGGCCAACAGGAAAGTCTCGACTGATGCAATCAATTTACCGGCGGCTGCCGCAACAGTCCAGTACGACAAAGTGAGCGGCCAAACGGCTCTGAACGTTGAAGCAAAGTACCTGTATCTCTCGGTCAGCCAAGACGCGCTCGCCGAAAACGCGACCGTCACGCTTACGGTTTGGCTTGTAGCCGCTGATTGAGCTTGTGTTTCACTGGCAGGTGCCGTTGCGTACCCTGCAGAACTGCATTACACTCGTCCAACTAACAAACGGACGGTGCCGGCCATAAGACGCTTGGGTATGAAAGAAGTCGTTTACGTGGGGCCGTTAGCGAACATCGGACGATTCGGACCTGTGCGCGCCGGGCACGTACTCAGGCTGACAAATCGCGAGGCGGAGTCAGTAGCCGGGTCGCGCTTATTCGTTCCCATGGAGAAATACACCGGCGATAAGCGTAAGCTCGATTCGCCGGAGAATGATCCAGACCGTGTAGCGCGTCTCGAAATAATGGAACTGAGCCTTGAGAAACTCCGCGATCTTGCCAGACGCATGGGCATTTCTTTCACGGCGCGAACGCCGCACCACGCACTTCTGATAAGCGTTTTATCAGCCAAAAAGAATGTCGCTTGAAAATCCATATTGCACCGTTGCGCAGGTGCAAGAAGAGCTGCGAAACCGGGATGAAAGCCTTGTCCCGGTTATCGAAGAAGCGATCAACCACGCCAGCAGGTTCATCGACAGAGTACTCGGGTATGATTTCTACCAGCACGACCATACGACCAACCCGATCGAGATTTACGGCTGCAGCAGGTGGGCCGTTGCTGACATGATATGGATTCCTTACCTCCACATTCAGCGGATCGACAAGGTCGTCTGGCAGGAAGAAGAGCAGGTGCCGGGTGAAGACTATGTCTTAGTTGGACGGCGGCTGATCCGGGTGGATGAGCTCGAATGGCTTGGCCTTGACAAGACCGACTGCGTCGAAATCTACGGGCTGTTTGGTTGGCCGCAGACCGCTTCAACGGACGTGCCAAAGGGCATGCCGCAGGAAATCACGCGCGCGTGCATAATGATAGCCGCAGCGTTCACGGGGCATAATCAGAAGGAGATCGTGGGGCCTGATGGTTCGGTGATGCACATCACGAACAAAGAGATTCCAAAAGCCGCTTGGGATATTATCGGCCAGCGAAGACCCTTGATCCCATGATTACCGTCAACGTTAACTCGAGATCGGCAAATGAGCTTTTCGATGCGATCAAAAGGGCTCTTTCGCCGGAGTCTGTTGACGCGACAATTGCACGCGCCGCAGCCAGGGTGCTAAGAGAGGTTGTGGAGCGGACGCCCAAAAGGTGGTTTGGCCAAGTTCGGCGGTCGTGGCAAATGGTGAAAGGCGAAAAACCCGGCCAATGGGTGGTGCGTAATCCTCACAAGGTGATGCGCTACTTGGAATTCGGCACTGCCAATGAAGGCACCGGATTCATCTACCCGAAGCGGGCCCGTGCCCTTTACATACCGCTGAACAGGAAGGCATCGTTCGGATGGAATGAGGACCTTGAATACGGCGAGGACTACATCCTCAGAAGGCGCGTGCGCGGCATCAAACCTCGGCGAATTGTCGCGCGGATGCGACCGTTTGTGGAGAGCGCATTGCTCTACGAGATGCGGGCGACAATCAGGAATGCAATCGCCGGCATAAAACCGTGACATGGGCGTTTACGCGAGGTCAGTAACATTGGTCTTGGACCGGATACAGGCCCACGTGGATGGGGGTTTTTTGTCTGGCTGGAACTTCAGACGCGAGCTTGCGGCAGAGGTGGAGGGGAAAGCCACGCTGCCGTGGCTCCGGCTGACCGGAATGTTGCCGCAGGAGATAACCTCGCCGCAGGAAGTGGCGCGACCGAGCCTTGACATCGGCTTTGTGTTGGCAACGGACCTCAAAGACGGCCTTCAAGGCGCACTCGGCGCCTATGAAAAGCTCTGTGACGCGATCGAATGCAAGCCGGATGGAATGCTTGACCCAGCATTCGGCTTTTTCGCTGCTGGTGTAAGCTTTCGGTTTGTTAATATGTTTGCAACTCCGCTGGCGGTGCACGTAAATTTGATCATCAATCTTAAGCTGCCGCGGACGCTCCGAGGCACAAGGCGACAATGAAAAAGACGGCATCAAATCACGGCGACGGGCCTCCAACGGTCGGTGGCGGCTGGCGAAAGCGCCGACGGAAGAGGTTCCGCGGATCGCCGTGCAACAAGATGCAAAAAGGATGGGATGCGAAATGAAAGGTCGGGTCCCGAACACATTTACCAGACCACCTATGGCTCTGGCGAACCAATACAGCGTGCGCTGCAATCGGCGGCAGCGCAGGCGGCGCAAATAGACTATGCCGAAACGAAACGTAGTGAAAGGAATCTATGGCACTCACAACTGGCGCAAGAATAATTGGTAATCACGTCTGGTTCTTCCGCGAAGGAGACAGTTACACCGTTCCCGCCCCGGGCACCTGCGGTCGCGAAAGCAAACCCGGCGCTGATGACACTGGTTGGATTGACGTCGGCCTTGTAAGCGACCTGAAAGTCCAACCGCAAAGGGAAGTTCACGAACGCTGGATTCCAAGCCCCGGCCAGAAGCGGCTGTACGAGGTCCTCGAAAGCAAGAAGCGGATCAAGGTAACGTTCACGGTTGACGACCTCAGTCCGTTCGCGATTGAAAACCTGTTTGGAACGCTTGCTCTCAATCAACAGTCGGAGCAGTATAATCCGCTCGAGGGGTCGGTCAAAAACGGCTGGCTCAAAATCCAGCAATATGACCACAACGATCAGCTCGTGAACGTTGTTGACCTGTGGGTCCACCTCACGATCAACGCCGAAACGGATTTCGGTGACGCTCCTGTCAGCTTCACGTTCGAGGCGGACGTGCTCCACTCCAGCTTGAACACCGGATCGCTCTAGCTCCCTTGAACACGAACCGCATTAACCTGCTGACATGGCTCGCAGTGGCTTTGTGGTTGGTACATGCCACAACCCTTACCCTACTTGCGCAGGAGACTGCGGCGCCAGCGGCGCCGACAGTCGCGGACCTGGCCCGTGAGAAAGACATTGTTTGGCTTAGCTTGGTAACTGCAATAACGGCGATCTCTTTCTCGGCGTGGCTCGTGCGGCAGATGATTAATTTACAGGCGAAGTCGCTCGAGACGCTCGAACAACTCAAAATCGAACTGGCCAAGAGACCTTGCATGACAGAAAGCAAATGAACACGAAAACAGTCACACTTGGATTCGTGGCTGGAATGGTCCTTCTAGCCCTAGCCTTGTCTGGTTGCAAGACAACCGAGGTTCAGGCATACCGCGTTATTGCCAGTACCACTATTGCCGTTGACGCGGCTATGAAATCATGGGGGGCTTATTGCGCAGCCGTTCCAGTGACGCCAGAGCAGCACAAGGCGGTCGAACAAGCGTACAACGCCTACCTTTCAGGACTGCAGTCGTGTGAGATTGTTGTACTTGGCTATAAGGCCGCTCAAAAGGGCGACGTTACAGCCGCAACGTCCCGCGTTGTTGCCCTGGCGACTAACGTTCTTCAAACGATCGAACTTGTGAAACGACAATGAGCCAATTGCAGCTTGCGATGTTTGTGATTGCGATGATAGCCCAATACGGACTGCCCGCAATCGACGAGATTGTCACCATCGTACAAAAGTACGGCAGCGCCGATCAAGTGCCGGAGGATGACTGGAAAGCCTTGTTCGCAAGAGCAAGGTCGAAGACCTACTGGGACTATATCGAAGCTGCGAAGCTCAAGGAGTAGCATATGGCATGGAGCAACGACAAGCCCGAAATCATTCTCGCATCGGTTTTAGCGGTTGACGACGATTTCAACCGCGCAAACACGACAGAACCGGACCTTGGCATTGCACGACGAGGCGGTCCATGGATTTTGCGCAACGGCAATGGCATAACCCCGGCGTCGAAGGGCAAGATTCTGAACAACGTCGTTGTGTCCAGCGTAGTTGGCAGTGGTGGCAACTTCTACGCCACATTGGCGGATATAAACCGCAAAGCGATTCAACTGACCTTCAAGGCCAGATGGGATACGGCTGGCGGGACCGGCGGCCCACCGTTCTTCGGCACTGGCTTCGCCAAGTCGCTGTCGCCCTATGTCGCTTACAACGCGATTTACTCCCGCTGGTACCAGAACAGCATAACGCTTGACGTATTCGGCAATGGCAATATGACCAACCTCCAGCAGGCTGCGATTTCACCTCAACTTTCGACCGGCGTAGTTCACACGCTTGTCTGGAGGATCGACCCGTACCGCGGGGTCGTCAGGCTGTACGTGAACGGCGCGCTCAAGGTTACCGTCTCGACCTCGGCGATCATTCAGTATCTTTACCAAATTCCGTTCTTCCAGCTCAGCTATCCAGCTGCCGACTCAACGTGCGAGGGTAAGATTTGCGGGTTCAGCGTTGCGACCGATGGTGGATTGGCCAACAGCGTTCCTGAGGCGATCAGCGTATGAATTGGACAAACGAAAAGCCACAGCAGATACAGGTTGGTCAGCCTGCGAATTGGACTGGCAACAAGCCACAGTCACTGCAGGTTGGACGCTTGGCCGTGTACGACGACTTCAACCGGGCCGATACGACAGAGCCAGACCTCGGAACGCCGGTGATTGGCGGTCGATGGATCATTGGCGGCATTGGCGCGAGGGTGCCGGGCACGCGCGGTTGCATCAGATCCGGGCGTGCTACAACGACAGTTGTTGGTAGTGCCGGCACGTGGTTCGCAATTACGCCTTACGCGTTGGGTGGCATGGTAACACAGCTCTTAATGCGCGGCATTTGGATCCCTAGTGGCGGTAGCGGTGCTGAAGGCCTTCTTGCATGCGGGTGCGGGCCTTCGATTGAGCCTTACATAGTCAAGGATTGCGTCCATCTCAGATTCAGTCGATCATCTGTAAGCATTGACCGCATCAAGAATGATGTGTTTACGCCCTACGCAACCCAGAGCATAAGCCCGGAGCTGCCTCTAAATACGCCGCACCTGTTTGTGGCAAAGATCGATCCCGACCTCGGCCGGGTCACAATCTGGGTGAACGGCGAGTTCAAGCTCACTTATCAGAACAGCGCAATTGCTGAAGTCTGCGGGACATACGCGTTCTGGGAATCAACTTACTCGCACACCAATTCAACGGCAGAAGCTGCAATCAAGGAGGTGAGCGCCTATGCGCGCTGGGGGTGGCAGAACGCGCCGTCTCGCGATTAGAAATAGACTACTCGGAAGGTGGGGCATGGCATCGAGCGTTAGCCACTGGACTGGCAATGCACTGGAGAGAAACCCGATACGGTCAGGTGGAACATCGGCGCCTCTACTTGTATGATGATTTCAACCGCGCCGACACAACAGAACCGGACCTCGGAACGGCGGTTCGGGGCGGGAAATGGCTGATCGCAAACGAAAGTGGCGTAGCTCCGGGACGGTATGGCTGCATCAGGTCCGGCTACGCAACATCGTCACGGCAGACCCGCGACGGTCAATTCGTCCTCATAAACGAGCGTGGCCCTGGCGCAGCCCCTACGATTCTGTTTGCTGAAGTCCGCTGGGCGTTGGTGCCCAACGGGCTTTCTTATTCGGGTTGGATGAGCATGGGCTGCACGAATGAACAGAACGCTTGTTCCGGTGCCAATGGCTTGCATATCGCCGTCAGACGATCGCGTTGCGACGTTCGCATCCGCAAGAACGGTGTCGAGACGTTCAGAAAGCAACAGTTCTTCGATCCTCAGCTCAGCGTCGGAATCCATTACCTCGTAATAGCTGACATAAACGCTGCGGCTGGTACGGTGACAGTCTCAATCAACGGGCTCGATTTATTGAAAGTGCAGACGGGCCTAGTCGGGCAAGTTCTTGGAGCAACCTGTTATTGGCAAGCCTGCTATGACAGCTATCTCAAGGCAACGGCGGAGCTTGCGTTCAAAGAACTTGGCGCATCAATTGATCCCCCTCGACCTTCCGTACCAAGAAAGCGCGACACTCGTTGGGTAATCGCTCTATGACACCGTGTAAGACGAAAAGGCGCAAAAACACCTCGAAAAATCGCTATAACTGACTGCAATTCAATGGTGCATGCAATATGCTCCAATCAGGTGAAAAAGCTGAGCGAAAACATGAGGACACACTTAACAGTCATAGCGATAGCGTGCGGACTCCTTTGCAATGGACTCACGATCTGCGATGCCCAGCCGGTTGCACCGGTTGGCAAGGCAAGAACCGCACTTGGAATCATGGTCCAGCGACAGGCGTCCCTCGGCGCAACACCCGGGCAAAACATGACGATGGGCCTTAAATCTGCGTTGCTGTACGACGACTTCAATCGCCCTGACACGGAGGAACCTTCTGCAGGCTACCCGCTACTCGGCGATGAATGGGTGCTGATCGGTCCTGGCGGCCAAGCTCGGAGTCTCTACGGAATGGTGCAGTGCGGTTACCTAACGGCCAGCAAATTCGGACTGAGCAAGACGATCTACGCCTGCCAGGTCTTACGAGGCGAGCCGATTGAGCTCACTGCGACATTCAGATGGGAACAAATCGCTGGAGAAGGCCCTGACGGGCTGTTTGTAATGGCTTGCGGCCCGAGCAGTACACCGAATTGGATTCACAACATCGTCCACGTGCGGTTTCATCGTAACGCTGTTATCCTCGACTTCATCGTTGACGGCATCATGTATAGCGAAGTCGCCCTATGGCGGTTCCCGGATCAAATGCTCGAGTACGGAGTTGACCACAACGGAAGGGTCGTACTGGACTGGAACAAGGGCCGCGTTTTGGTTTACCTGAACGGGCAGCTTGCTTTTACCGCACAGCATGAGCTGGTGAAACGGCTCAGGGGCCGATACGCATTCTGGGAGGAATACTACGGCGACGAATCGCCCAAGTCCAAGATAATGATCCGCGAGGCCGCAGCGTTCGGATTGGCACCGTTCTGGGCAAAGACCGATGCAGCAGCAAGAAGTCGGACGTATCCTGGGTTCAAGACATTGCCATCGCTCCCTACCGTACCCGATGAGCCTGGCGCTGTCTGGACCGAACAGGGCGCGGTTGAGATTAGCTGGACTGATACCAATGAGCAGGGGGCGCTGATTGACATTGAATTCGCACGGTCGAGCGTTGGACCGTGGACGTGGATTGCTACTGTTCAGCCGTCAGAAGACAGCTTTGTCTGGACAAGTGCGAACTATGGCACAGTTTACTGGTTTCGGATCAGGGCCCGGAACAATCGCGGACCGTCTGCGTGGACTGATCCGTTCCAAATAGCAACAGAGGAGTAGCCATGAACGAAACAAAACCAATGGAAACGATACTCGGCAAGGCGACGGTAACCGTCGAGAAGCTCGATGGTACGACCGAGACTGTCGAAGTGCGACAGTTCCACCTCGACGCCTGTCAACGTTATCTCGAACTGCTTGATGATGAACTGGCCCAAGTGGAGTTCCTGTGCGGCAAGCAAGCCGGCTGGGCTAAAACCCTAAAGATTGAAAGTGTCGAAAACCTGCTCGCGACCGGGGAACGGCTTAACTGGGATTTTTTCGAGCGCTGGCTGCAACGGCGCCTGAAAAGGATGGCCGCGATAACAGGCGGGCAAACCGCCGTCGTGGACCGCTTCGCCTCGATGAGTGGGTCGCAGAAGCCTGTGTCGCCTGCGGGTTGACGTTCGAGCATGCGCGCCAGCATTCGCTCGCGCAGTTGCGTCTCATGGTAGAGGCCGCCGAACGACGCGATGCACGGCGCGCGATCGTGCTGATGAATTGCATGGCAAGCGCAATCGCGCTCTGTCTCGGACAAGACAAGCCAGCAGAGCGCCTAACGAAAATCCTGAGCCGAATCGGCAGGATTGAGAAATAGTAGCAGTGGCTGACGAATCTACAGTACCGGTGCAGATTGTTCTGCAGGTGAGCGGCGATCAAACCGCCGCCGAAAAGCTTGCACGGGCAAACAGGCAAGTTGTTGCCCTCGACGCATCTGCCACTGGCGCCACACGGCAATTCCGAGGACTGACCGGTGCCGTATCAAGCGCTGCTGGGTCATTTGCATCGTTCGCGACCCGGCTGGCTGCAATTGCGACCGGGTTCCTGACCGTTCGGACGGCGCTCAGCCAGTTCTCGACCGCGATGCGCGTGGCTTCGGACCTCGGCATTATGGCGCGTTCGACGGGACTCAGCACAGCGGCAATCGCAGCGCTCCGCTACGAAATGGTTGGTCTCGGCCTCGACGCTGACAGCGCGTCTCAAATGATCCTCCGAATGACGCGCGCCATCGGCGATGCAATAACCGAGGCCGGCCCGGCACGCGAAGCGATCGAACGACTCGGCCTGAGCGTGGACGAACTGGCCGCAGAGACCGCCGAGGAACAGTTCATAGCCGTGCGCAACGCGCTTGCTGCTCTACCCAGCAGTGCGCAGAGGGCAGCATTCGCCGTGAAACTGTTCGGTCGTGAAGCGCTCCAGCTCCTACCGATCCTGTCACAGTCAGCGGAAGGAATCGGGCGCCTGACCGCTGCTGGCGAGGCGATGTCGCGTGCTGCACCGGCGGCGCTGGAACTCAGAGTCGCCTTCGAGCGGCTCAAAGGGGCGGTACTGAGTTTCTGGGCGCCGATCATCGAGGCTGTGGCACCGACTCTGACGTCCGCGATCCTGAGTGCATCACGGCTTGGCTTTGCGCGGGCTGGCGGCGCAGTTGCTGAGTTCGTCATTGCGTTTAAGCACGCGTTCAAGGAGGGGCGCACAGCCGAGTTCATTGCGCTCGTGTTCGAGGCTGGTGCTGAGCAAGGCGTCGAGGCGATGCGGCGCGTTCTCGGCGCAAGCTGGGCCGAAATCCTCGAAGACGCACAACGGACCATCGAAAAAATCGCTCTGGCGATGATCCGGGCTCCAATGCGCCTGTTCGAGCCGATCATGGCATGGAACGCTGCACTCGCTCAGACCGCTATCGACTACGTCGCGAGCAGGATCGAAATCATCGTAGCGACCGTAAAGCGGGCGTTTGCCGAGCTGTTTAACTGGCAGGCGAAAGCGTGGAACACGCTCGGCGCGGCAGAAATGGACCTCCTATTCGCACCGGTCGAAAAATTCGGCCCGTACCTGATGGCGGTCGTCGAGACTGTGTTGGATAAGGCTGAGGCTGGTATCCGGCACCTGCTTGACCTTCTACGCCGCGGCTTGGCGTCCGTGGTCAACTTTCTCGTCACGCAATGGAACAAACTTTCGCCGCTGGTGAGGGTACTGAACATCGCCGCGCTTGGACCAACAGGCGCTGCGATTCCGGTGCCAACGCTGAAACCCGTCGAAGTTAAGGTCGAGGCCGAAACGGCTCCTCTGAAGACGTTCGAGAGCAGGCTGCTCGAAACCAGCGCCGTTGTAAAGTCCTCGACGGATCACATCCGCGAGCAACTCCGCTCGACGTTCGAGGTAACGCCAACTGAAGTTCCGCCGCTACCGGAACTCAAACCTGTGTCGTGGAAAGAAAACCTCGATGCAGCGTTGCAGGCCGCAAGACAGACCGTCAACGAAACGTTGCTCGGTCTTGACCTGATCCAGGCCGGACTTGGCATTGGCGTGACTGAATCGGCTAATTCAGCTACGACCGCAACGCAACGGTTGCGAGCCGAGCTCGAAGCCGCACGTAAAGAGACCGAGAAAACCCGGCAAACGGATAAGCAACCGCAGATTACGACCGCGCCAGTCGAAAACATCGAGCTTACCCTTCAGAAGCAGAAGGTCGAATACCAGCGCGAATCTGCCCGGATCGAGGAACGACTCGCGCGCGCATCAGCCGACTGGCGCATGGACGCTGTCCGCAAATGGGAGGCGCAGTCCGCGGCCATTCGCGAGCAACAAACATTGACTCGCGGTTATATCGACCAACTCACGCGAATGCGCGAATCGGAACGGATCACCACGAATGAGCGGATGAAACTCGACGAGGAACTGGTTCAGGCGCAGCAACACCTTGCGCGCTATCAAATTGCTGAACTGCAGCTCGGACCGGATCCTGAGAGCTACACTGACCAGTTCCGGGCGGTAATGGTCGAGATTGCAAATGAATGGGGGACGTGGGCGAAGCAGCTTGCGCAATCCTTCAAGGGCGTGTTTGAGACCTCGATTTCCGCCATCAGCGATGGAATCAGCGGGCTGATTCTCCGGACGAAGACATGGGGGCAGGCCCTGTTGGAGATAGGCAGAACGATTCTCAGTTCAATTGTCGGCGCGATTGTTCAAATGGGCGTTCGCTGGGTTGCAACGCAAATCGTGATGGCAGTCGCTGGACGCAGCGCTGTTGCCGCCGCAACAGCAGCAACAGCGCCAATGGCAGCAGCTTCGGCAGCGATGTGGGCGACACCGGCATATTTGGCAAGCGTGGCGACATTCGGCGGTGCTGCCGGGGCCGGTCTGGCAGCGTTACAGGCCGGGCAAACAACCGCAATGACGACCAGCCTGGCTGCGGTCGCGAGTGGCGGCGCTGCCGGGTTTCAGCGTGGAGGTTACACCGGCGAAGGGCCTGAAACTGAACCGGCTGGCATCGTCCATCGCGGCGAGTACGTGCTGGACGCGAAAACCGTCAAGCGAATCGGCGTTGAAACGCTCGAAAGGGTGAAGAAGGGCCAGTTTCGGATCCTGACGATCAATGATGAGATTACAACGTGGCCGGCCAATGTGCGCGCTGCCGGGTTTCAGCGTGGAGGCTACACCGGCGAAGGACCTGAAACTGAACCGGCTGGCATTGCGCACCGCGGCGAGTACGTGCTGGACGCGAAAACCGTCAAGCGAATCGGCGTTGAAACGCTCGAAAGGGTGAAGAAGGGCCAGCTTGGCCTCCAGACGCTCGATGCTGTCCTGAGCTGGCCACAATCGGCTGTACCGGCACACCCGCGGGCCCACGCGCCACGTTTTGCTGCCGACAGCGCGATTCGCCCGGGCCTGAACCCAGCGCTGGGTCGATCACTGAGCGCGGCTACCGGATCGTCCATGCTCGGATCGCCGGTTCGCTCGATAAGCCAGACCTTCCTGGCCGAACAGGTCGCGTCAGCCCAAGTCTCCGCGCCGCTTTCACCGATCGTAACCAGCGGGCTGCAGGCCAGCCCGGCCATTGCGAATCCGGCAACATTGGCCGAGTCAGTCGAGTTTGTTGCACCCGGTAGGTCAGGTTTCAATTTGAGCCTGCCGCAAATTGCGCCCGTTGCAGGCGCCGTCTCAACAGCGCCAGCGGCGAAGGGCGAGACTGCTCCCGAGGTGCACGTTGCGCTGTACAACAGCCGCGCTGCCGCCTTGGAGGCCTTGCGAACGACGAAAGGTCGGAGGCTGCTCGTGGATTTGTTCCGCGAACATGTGACGGAAATTCTGGGAATGTGACCGTATGATCGCTCTATCGTGGCAGGGCCAAACAGTCTATCTACTAGACGATTATCCTGCAACAGACAAACCGTTTGTCGCAAAGGTATCGGCCGTTACCAAGGAGACGGTCGGCCTCAGCGGGCGAACGGCTCGACGACCGTTGGCATCATCGCTCCGTTGGACCGTCGAGTTTGAATCCTTACTCAGCGGTACCGATGCGGAGAAAACAGTGAGGAACTGCCGCGAAATCATCCTTCAACCGGTTCTCTGCCCACTCTGGCCGTTCGGCGTCCGCTGGGCTGACCGAGCAAGCATCGTTGTGTCGTATGGCATGTACGCCTTAATGCGCGATGTGAGCGGTGCTTGGTCCATCCACGCAAGCGGCAGCGAGCCTAGCCCGACACCGCAAGATGATGATCTCCTGATCCCATTACTCTGGGGCACGATAGCTGTGCCAGAAATAAAATGGGTCGATGCGGAAAATTGTCGGGTTCGCTACAGCTTCAAAGAAACCAGCGACACGGCTTACGCTATTGCGCCAGTCCCGTGCACACTTCCGGTTGGCCCTTCGCTCAGTAGCTATCCGGAGGCACCGAAATTTTATCCTTTTGCAATTGGCTTGGAGGACTTCAGCGCTCAACCGGACCTGATGGTGATCGAGCGACAGATCGGATTCGGTCGAAAACCCCTTCTGACAACATACGAATCGGCGCGGGCACGGCGGCAGAGATGCACCATCATGACCGCTACAAGAGCTCAGTGTCAGTTGGCGCTATATCACTTCGCCGTCCATTCCACTGGAAATAGCTTCTGGAGCCAGTTGTGGCCGTCATGTGCGCGTCTCACGCAAGATGTTGTCCAAGGTCAGACGAAAATCTATGTGAAGAGCACGGCTGGGTTGCGCGTCTTAGATTGGCTCGTTTTCTGGCAGATGGACGGTACGTCGTACAGTTTCGCCAAGATCAGGACTATAAGCAGCGAGACGTTGTTCGTTACGTTTTCGTCTCCCGGCGCGTGCGAAAAGGACTGGACCGTGATCAATCACCTTGTCCTGTCCAAGTACGGAAAGCCAGAGCTACAAATTGAATGGCATGACGCGAACATAGCGACCATAACGCACGAGTTCGAGGAAGCGCCGACCGAATACACGATCCCAACTGGCGAACAGCTCGGGGTGACAATCGGGCCATTGGCTCCGAGACGCTATCTTTACGAGTTTGAGTGGACGATTGGCAATTCGACCGGGGTCGCCCGCTACACGAGCTACGAACAGGACGTGACTGCAGACGATAAAGTCTGGACGGCGAAACGCATTAGCCATAAATCGGTCACAAGCGGCCTAAACTTGGACCGAGATGAGGTAACTATTGAAGCGGCAATCGGCGATGTACCGATAGCGGCTGATATTGCTTTTCTCCGCGCGTTCAGCGCGCTCCGAGTCAAAATCTACCGGTACGACACCGCCGTCGAGTGCATCTTTAACGGCGTGATCGAAAGCGAGTCCGTGCAGGGCGAAACGGTCCAAATAAAGGCTGTCAGCGGCCTTGCGATCTGGGACCGCGCAATCCCGCGAATGCGTCTGCAGCTTGGCTGCAATCACGCATTGTTCGACGGCATCTGCAGGCTTAACCCCTCGCTATGGGTTTGGACTGGCCAGGTGTCGTCATATCAGACGAGCTGGCCCTACAAGTTGGTCCTGACCAATTTCCACCGACAGCAGGGCCAAGAACCGACCTTCTGGCAAGACTGGTTCGCTGGTGGTTGGATTGAGATTGCGACCGACATTCCGGAAGTGGTTTCAATTGCGAACTCGAGCGTGCCCAACAACGGCTCGATCGAACTGCAGCTGTCCCGCCCGCTAACGCAGCAGCCTGCGCAAGGCGTCAGCGTGAACATATGGCCGGGGTGCGATGGCCGCGCCGAGACATGCAAAGCGTACAGCGCCGAAAACCCGGAAGGCAAGTTCGGCAATTACGACAATTTCGGCGGGTTCCCAATGATACCGGTTGCGAACCCCGGCCTAGTTCAGGCCGGGAACACGGCAGTTGGTGGTGGCAAGAAATGACTCCAACCGAAGAAGACATGTCGCTGAAACTGCAGCGGATTGCTGAGAGCTGGCTCGGGACGCCATTCCGGGCCAATGCGAGCCAGAAAGGGATCGGTGTCTCGTGCCAAAAGCTCGTTGCCGAGATTTACCGTGAGGCCGGTGTTATTGACGTAACCGTGCCCGAGGTGCCGATGGACTATTACCGCTACGCACGAGACGGATTGATCGAACCGTTCATGGCCGGGCTTGACCGGTTTATTCGGATCGACGGCACAACGCCCCAGACTGGCGATCTACTCGCATTCAGGGTCGGCAGGATCGTGCATCACCTTGGCGTTGCCCTCGACGGAAACAGGTTCGTCCATTGCATACGCGGGCCAGGCGTAATAATTTCAGACCTCGCGGATCCGACTTGGGGACACCGTCTTGCAATTATCTGGAGGCCAAAATGAATGATTCGCCCAACGTCAACGACGAACTGGAGATGGCAAACGTTGATCCAGTCGAGCTGGATACAAACCAAGAAGCAACGGTAATTCCGTGGTTTGTTGGCGACCGGAAGGTCGCTGTCCGTTGGATTTGCGATGTAACAGGCGTATATGCAGTCGAGGTTGACGTTGGCGGCAAGAAATGAGCGTGTATGTCCTGGAATAAAGCATCCGCAGGCGTTTACGACTATTACGGCCACGTAGCCGGAGTGGTGTGCGTTGGTCCCGTGACGCACCTAATGGGCGTCGTTTGTGATGGCAAGTTAATCTGGCCGGGATACGTGGTCTGGGAAGAAAACAAGACGTATGGCTCAGGGGCCATCGTAGCGCATGGTGGACGGATCTGGCAGTGCGTTCTCACGCATCAATCGACTAAACAGAATGCGCCGCCTTCCATGTACTGGCAGATTTTTACCGTGTGGCTGGGGGATAAGTCGAATCCCTTCTCAATATACATTCCCGGCTATGGCACAATGTTCTTCTATCGCGGCACATTGGACCAAGATGTTCACCCGATGGGCGTCTTAAAATACCTCGGACACCCCCCATGCCGCGGGTTCGCTGTAGTCGAGCTTGTCCACTGGTACCTTGGCAGAATGCGACAGGCTGCTCCGAACATCGAGCTGATCATGCGGCGATGGCCTGACCAACAGATTCTCACCGGCGACCTAGGGCATGAGGACAAGCGCGGGCAAATGAACCCCCTTGCTGCTGCTGCGGAACTCATCACGAACCCTGCTAGTGGATTGGGGTTGCCAGCCTCGGTGATTGACACAACGTCGTGGGTCGAAACGGCGAACGCGCTGATGGCGCGGTCAGAAGATTCTTTCGTATCGCCGATCCTCGAACAGAGTACGACAATCCGCGACTTTCTGCGCCACCTTACGAGCTACTATGACGGCTGGTTCAGGTGGGACCCGAGCGGCAAAGTCATTGCTGGCAGGTTTCCGCATAGCGAACAGATCACCGGCACCCTGCAAACGGTGACGAAACATGACCTTGTTGACGAACTGTCGTTCGACGCGCAGACGGCTGAGGCGTCGTTTAACGAGATCAGCGTACGCTACAGCGACGGCGCGCGAGCCTGGAAGGATAGCTGCGTGAAGGCAATTGACCGCGCCAATTGGGCATTGACCGGGGCGCCTCGGGCGAGAACGTATGACATGCCGTGGATAAATTGGGCGCAGCAGGCGACGACGTTCGCGAACGAGATGCTAAAACTGAATGCATGGCCATCCCTTTCCGGCACGCTTACTGCACGCGCAGAAAAGACCGATCAAATCAAACCCGGCTCGCTTTTCAAAATCAGCCATGAGGCTCTCGGAATGGAGTTTGTCGCGCGTTGCATCTCGAAGCGCTGGGGCAGCCCCGATTCTGGTAGCGTCGAGATCGAATGGGAGCTTGAGCGGTCGGCACCGGTTGCGCAGCGTTTGACCGCGGCTTCGCACCCGATCGGACAGGCACCGTGCGAACCAGAAATCCCGGAGGAAGGCCAGGTTCAGGTATGGCAGGTACCGGCTTGCATTGCTGGCGTGCCGTGCGCGCTGGGTGTGCTCGTGCACCGCCGTGATATGAACACGGTCGGCTGGAACATCTGGTGGCAAACCGATGGTGAGCAGCAGTACAGCTTGCTCGGCACTCAGCAAAGCTGTGGCGTGCGCGGCACGATCTCTCAAGACCACGGCGTTTGGCAACCAGCGGTGCAAACAGCATGGCGCAAACGGCAGAACAACCTTGCCACCGTGTGCACGTACCCTAACATGCACGGTCTAGTGGACGACCAAACGGTTGACATCCGAGGGCTTGGCGGAACCGGGTACAACCTCGACGGCGTGAAAGTCACGTGGGTTGACGTATGGACGTTCAGCTACCAGTCGCCCGGACCCGATGAGACTCAAACGAACGATACCGGCGGCGTTGTGACGAAAAACCCGTATGAAGACTGGTCGGAAGGCATCAGGATTACGCCTGACGCCTCGGTGCCGACTGACGATTGGGCAAAGGTTGAAGCATTATTGGACAGCGATGACGTTGCCGACAACAAGTTGCTCTGTGTCGTGTTCAAGGCAAACGATCCGTCACAGTTCGAGGTGATGTCAGTCCGACGAATTTACCTAAACGATGGCACGTACCGTCTAAGGGTCAAGCGCGGCTGCGATGGTCGCCAGCCGATGTACCTTCACGCCGGAGACATTGCATGGGTTTTGTGGCGGAAGTCGTTGGCTGTTTATAAGCATCCGCTGTTCGCTGCATACCAACGCACGGGCGCGACCGTAAACGTGAAAGCTCAGAGTATTAACCAGTTCGGAATGTCCGAGCTGTCCGAAACCGATCCGGTCCAATTCACGTTCGCGAACATCTTTGCACCGAAGGTTCAATGGCTTGGGGCCGAAGCACGACTCGCGAGCGAAACCGATTTCGGCCCTATTAGCTGGGACACCGAGTACCCGCCGAGTACGACGTTCAGGCTGTCCTTCTCGGCGAGTGCCTCGGACAGTTACCTCGCGGAGATCAAACTTGTTGGCAGGATGGGCGCGAACGAGGTTGTGCTGTTCTCGTCGCGAGACCGTCTTGCTCAGAAAACCGTTGTTGCGACTTTCACCCTTCCGCAGCCCGGCTGCTGGCGTTTGTTTGGCATCGCAACAGACGAATCGGGCCTTGTCGCCCAATCAGAGGTTAGCATCGGCGGCTCGACGCGAACCCTGTCGATCGGCGAAGGTCTCACGGCGCTATCGCCAGTTGTCGATCCGGTTGGCGGACCGTACAAGACCTATCCAAAAACCGTCACGCTGACTTCAAAAACGTCTGGCGCGTCAATCTACTATCAGATAACGCAACTCTACGGCCAACCGCAGGCCGGTCAGTGGACCCTCTATTCTGGACCGATTGCAGTTTACTCGGACAAGACCCTGCACGCTTACGCGGCAGCCGCCGGCCTGAGCAATTCGCCGATCGTGAGCGAGCACTATTATCTCGATCAATCAGGTCGGGCAAGGCCGATCGGCACAGAGGAACCATGAGCGTCGAAACGAAACGAAACGAAACGAAACCCACAACGCCACTGGCGCGTGGCGCGGCAGAATGGAAACGCCAGCGCGCAATTATAGTGCGTGCTGCGCTTGCGGCAAACCCAACGTTGCCGTTCAAGACGATCGCAAGGACCCTGGCTGACAGGCGACCGGACTTGTTCCCGAGCATCGAAAGCGCACGCGCTGCTGTCAGATGGGTAGCTGGATCGAGCGGTGAAGCAAGCCGACAATACCGAGACCGCGCCATATGCGCTGGTCCAACGACGCTTGGGGAGGCCTCAGAAACGAAGCCTATCGAATACTTTCTGCGAAAGCAGATAACGATGCTGCGGACCGAGATTGCATCTCTGAAGGAGCGGCTCGGCTCCCGGGAGGAAACGATGGACCGGCTCCGAGACGCAGTCAGAGAAATTGAACCGCCAAAGGTGAGGCTGATAAAACCCCAGCCCCGATCAAAACCGAAGGTTTCCGCAGTTCTGCTCCTTGGCGATTGGCACATCGGCGAAATTATCCGCGGGTCCGAGGTAGAATTCAGCAACAGATTCAATTGGAAGGCGGCGCAGGCCGGGATCGAACGGATTGTCAGCGCGTTCATCAAATGGGTGATCTGCCAGCGTGGCGCGTACGCAATTGACCATTGTGCCATAATTGGTCTCGGCGACTGGATTTCCGGCGAAATTCGGGAAGAACTCAGGGCGAACGCCGAATTTCCGACACCGGTACAGGTAGCGCGCGCGGGTTCGCTTCTCTCGTGGGCTGTCGCCACTGTCGCGGCCCACTTCAGCCATGTGGACTTCTGGGAAGTCGGTGCCGATAATCACGGGCGGCTAACGCCGAAGCCGGTCGCAAAACGCAAGGCCGAATACAATATGGGATACCTGACATATGCACTGGCTGAGCTTCGCCTTCGATCCTTGCCAAACGTGGTCTGCATTTCCTCCCCCGGGATGAAGATGATGGCGAACATCAATGGATGGCGGTTCTTGTGTGAGCATGGAGATACGGTTCGGGCTTGGATGGGGGTGCCGTGGTATGGCATTCAGCGCGAGGTTGGGCGGGAAGCAATCCGCAGAATGAACCGAAGAAGATTTGATTATGTTGTGACTGGCCACTGGCACACGCCGGTGTTCTTGGAAAATCGGGTGATAGTGAACGGCGCGCTGACCGGCACGACAGAATATGATCACTCAGCCGGCAGATTCGCGGCCCCTTGCCAAGTCGGATTTTTGGTGGACACGCATCACGGCGTCTTCGCTTTCACCCCATTTCACAGACTGACAAAATGACAGAAGCGCCCGGTCCTAAAAGTCACATCTACGGTCTCCCCTCCGAGTCGCATCGGAACATCGGTCTGTCGTGGACCGGACTCATTAACCAGCACTACGGCATCGAGCTTCCCCATCCGCTACCTGATTGGCTGGTCGAGCTCATGCTTGTGGTATTCAAAGCGCAACGCGCTGCGCGCACCTATCAACAGGACACATTCTATGACATGATCCAATATGCCCAGTTTGCTTACCAGCACCAACGCGAGGACCCAAATGCAAAACAAAAGCCGACAGCCGAGGCTGCATATTGTTCCCGTAGCGCTTGAACAAGCCAACGCTTCTGTGCAGCGGTATCACAGGCATCATCGCAGGCTGCCTTGCCACAAGTTTTAGGTTGGCGTGGCGGACGAAAGAGGAAACCTTGTCGGTATGGCTATTGTGGGGCGACCGGTTGGTTGCGCGAGCGGAAACAACGGGAACCGGCACAACAGGCCGCGACCTGACCTCAATCCGCCTGGGCGAAAACGGTGGAAACTGGCGGTGAAACCTGATTTCAACAGCCACCCGGCGGCGCCCTCGACGAGTTTGCCATGAAAACTGCCGCGCTTCTGTTCATTGCCGCATCAGCTTTGCTTCAACCGGCCATCGGCAGCGAGCCTACCGAAACGACAGGAATCGCATCGTGGTACGGTGAGTCGCACCGGGGCAGAATCATGGCCAACGGGAAACGATTTGATCCAGACGCGCTCACATGCGCTTGCTGGGACTATCCCCTCGGCACGAAACTTCTCGTCAGCCGAGGACGGAAATCTGTCGTTGTTACGGTGACAGATCGTGGGCCCGCAAAACACCTCGGCAGGGCAATTGACCTCAGCGCCGCAGCGTTCCGGCGACTTGCCGATCCGCGCGTTGGACTGGTTGTAGTGCGGATTCGGTCGTTGGATAATCAAAGGCTTCGGCGGT